GAAGAAGCAACTGATGCAGAAACTGCAACTGAAGAACTAGAAGAAGGCGCTGAAATGAAAGCAGTAAGTGCAACACATTCAGACGGTTCAGATAATACACATTCGCCAGTTGGCCCAGGTGATGACATGGGTGGTGAGTCTGTAGATATCGCAGGTTCAGAAGAAAAAGGTGGTAGTGCTCCTGCCGCTAAACCAATGGGTGTAGACGGACCACAAGAGGCCGGCGAACCACGTGCGGTTAAGGGGTAATTGATTATGTTTACACCACTGAGAGAAATTATACAACCTAACGTAGCAGCTATTACTACCGAATCTGTTGAAGAGAACGGTAGCAAAAGTTTGTATATGGAAGGAATTTTTATTCAGGGTGGTGTGAAGAACCAAAATCAGCGTGTATATCCCGTAAATGAAATTTCAAATGCAGTAAATTCACTGCAAGAGAAGATTAAAGGCGGAAATACCGTATTAGGTGAAGCAGATCACCCCGACGATTTAAACATAAACCTGGATCGTGTTAGTCATATGATTACTAACATGAGTATGAAGGGAAATGACGGAATCGGTAAACTAAAGATGTTCCCCACTCCCATGGGTAATATTTGTAAAACGTTACTAGAAAGTGGCGTAAGACTAGGTGTCAGCTCAAGAGGCAGTGGCAACGTTGACGGAAGTGGAAATGTATCGGACTTTGAAATCATTACAGTAGATATTGTAGCGAATCCAAGTGCGCCAGATGCATATCCAGATCCAATTTATGAACAAATTATGAACCACAGACGTGGCAATACAATTTGGGACGTTGCAAATGCGGTAAAGCATGACAATCAAGCGCAAAGATACCTCCGAAGTGAGGTAATCAACTTCATCAAAGACCTAGGGAGAGATTGAAAATGACTCAAGAAATTGAAAAAATTCTCGGCTCTGAGGTACTCAGTGAGGACGTGAAACAAGGTATTAGCGAAGCATGGGAAGCACAAATTGCGGAAGCACGTGAGAATATCACTGCTGAACTACGTGAAGAATTTGCAGGACGTTATGAAAATGACAAAACGCAGATCGTAGAAGCAATGGATGTAATGCTAAATGATACTATTAAGACAGAATTAAATGAATTTGCAGAAGACAAGGCTAAACTAGCACAAGACCGTGTTGCTTATAAAAAAGCAGTCAAGGAACATGCTAAGTTGCTGGACACATTCATTATGTCTACTCTTAAGACAGAAATCACAGAACTCAAAGAGGATCGTGAAGCACAGAAGCAAAACTTTGGTAAATTGGAAGAGTTTGTACTCGGCCAGCTAACTAAAGAGCTAAACGAATTCCATGACGACAAACGTTCACTTGTTGAACAAAAAGTCAGAATGGTAACCGAAGGCAAGAAAGTAATTGCTGAAGCTCGTGTTAACTTTGTTAAAAAAGCTGCAACAAAAGTTGAAAATATCATTGAGAATACACTCAAAGGAGAACTTTCAACACTTAAAGAAGATATTCAGACTGCTAAAGAAAATAACTTTGGACGTCAAATCTTCGAAACATTTGCTGCAGAATTTATGACAAGTACACTAGCAGAAGGCACACAAGTTGCTAAACTGAATCGTTCAATTGTTGATTTAACTCAACAATTAGATGAGGCGAAGCAGGACCTTACTACTAAAGATGTATCCATCATGGAGGCCAAGCGTGAAGCTAAGATTGCAAAAGATCTTACAGACCGTAAAGCCGTAATGAACGAAATGATGGCACCTCTAAGTAAGGACCACAAGGAAATTATGGGGGCATTACTAGAATCAGTGAAAACTGACAAGTTACGTGATGCGTTCAACAAGTATCTTCCAAATGTATTAAACGAAGATGCTAAAGTTTCTACAAAAGAAAAGGCAAAGCTCACCGAAAACACTAAAGTGGTAACTGGTGATAAAGCGAAACGTCAGTCAGAGACTGGATCTGCCGAAATTATTAACTTGAAAAAGTTAGCCGGTATTAATTAAGGAGATACTATTATGGCAAACCTATTTGAAAATTGGTCAGCTACCAAAGACGCCCTTACAGACGGCTTGGCAGGTAACAAAAAAAGCAGTAATGGAAACAGTACTAGAAAACACAAAGCGTTCACTTTCTGAAAGTGCAACAGCTGGTGCTACTATGGCTGGCAACGTTGCTACTCTTAACAAAGTTATCCTACCAGTGATCCGCCGTGTTATGCCAACAGTTATTGCCAACGAATTAGTTGGTGTTCAGCCTATGACTGGACCTGTTGGACAAATCCACACACTACGTGTGCGTTATGCAGAAACTTTTGATTCAGCAACAGCTGGTGATGAAGCATTAAGCCCATTTGCAATTGCAACTGGTTACTCAGGTAACGCAGGAACAAACAAAGCAGATGCAACTGCAACCCAGGAAGGTTTACCTGGTAAAAAGATGAGCATCCAAATCTTGAAACAAACTGTCGAAGCAAAATCACGCAAGCTATCAGCTCGCTGGACTTTCGAAGCAGCTCAAGATGCACAAGCGATGCACGGCCTAGACGTTGAAGCAGAAATCATGGCAGCACTAGCTCAAGAGATTACTGCAGAAATCGACCAGGAAATCATCGGTTC